TAGAACTCGTAAGGGTACTTTGGCAGCTGGCTTTGCTATTAGTGATATTGACATGATAGATAATTCCGATACTGTTATCGGTGAAGACGTCAGCGATGACGCCTTCGATGTGGATTTTTAGGAATTGAACGCGACAAGCAACCTACTTGGGTTGCAAAAACTGGTTTATCCATATCTGACATCAAACAGTCTTTTGCTGAAACGTTGCCTCTGTTTGAGGGACTAAGTCAGCCGAGGGCTAAACAGTTAGATGATATGGATATACCAGAGTTTGAGTCTTCAAGACTCAAATATAAGCGGGTATCTGTTAATGATAAGTACTTACAGTTTGGGCCCTATTTTGCAAGAGGTTTTTCACTACTACGCGTGTGCTACCCGCGAGACGTGTATGTAGAATTGGAAGATTATTTGGCTAAGTGGGGATTATTCAAAGTTAAAGGTGCTTTATCATGTTTTACCTTTCTTAGTGAAGTTGGTATATATGCTAAGTTCATGGGGGAAAGGTTTAGTAGGAATTGGAGGTACTACATAGATTTACAGAATCTGGGTGGATTTCAGAAGACTAGTGCTGAAAAATTTGAGAGTGATGTCTTATTTTGGATACAAGGAGAGACTAAGTTTGGTAATTTACCAGATTTCGATAACTTAGTTGACAGAGCCTTGAACTATCTGGAAAGTAATATTAATTTCTCTGTTGATATAGATGATATATCAATAGAGGAATTTATTACTAGACGTGAACTTTGGGGTAGAAGTGGTGGATTACTACTTAGGAACTTTAGAAAGTGGGAGAGACCAGAAGGTGTGAAAAATACTAAATCAAACTTTGCTGTTTTGAGCACTACGGACGAAGTACATAAAGAAGTATTCCTTGGCGGCGGACAGACAGCCAAGGCTATACCAAAATATGAATTTTCAAAAGTACGTGCGATAATAAATAGCGATTTTACTCTGTATATGCAAATGTCATATTTTAGTTTGCGGTTAGATAAATTGTTTGTTAATATACCTGGTTTTGTGTATTCTTACGATGAGTATGGCAGAGTGGATATGGAGGAACGGATAATTCGCAGTTTAAGTAATAATACCTGGAAATATCCTATAGATCAATCTAAATTTGACCACAAACCGACTTTGGCTTTTATTATCAAATTAGTATATTTTTTAAAACGTATATGGATGCGTAGTAAAAATGTACCTTCTAAAGAGGAACTAGAGTTGTGGGACAAGTTGATTTACGCTATGGAAAATCCTACTATTAGGGTAGAAGGTAATGACTATATTCAGACTAAGGGATTGTTGAGTGGTTGGCGTTGGACCACACTTTTGGTGACGCTAACTAATTACGTAGAACTGCTAGTATGTAAATACGTAATACAAGACTTAACTGGGATAGATCCATATGTAAATTTTGAGGCTATGGGCGATGACGATAGACTTGAAATCAGTGATTATAGGGTGGTCTATTGGATTAATTTAATTTATAAAGCTATGGGATTGGAGGTTAATCCAAAAAAGACTTTTCTGGCAAAAAGGCGGGATGAATTTTTACGTAAAGTGTATGAAAAAGATCAAGTTACAGGTTATCCCGCAAGAATATTATCAAGTATATTGTATAACAAGAACGAAGCCCCTGACAAATTAGAATTGATCGATAGGATGGATTCAAATATCAACAACTGGTGGTTAGCTATACAGCGTGGCTGCGATGAAAAACGGACTTATAACCAAATGATAAATGATTTAGTTGGTTTAAGCGGTTTAACCAAAGATAGAGTAGTAACTTACCTACAATCATATAGTTTTTTAGGTGGTGGAGGTTTCGGTTTTGAAGATAATGAGTTGAGGATAAAATATGAACAAGTAGTTGAGGAGATACCTGATGTTAGGTTACCTAGTTATTCTGAAATTTATGATAGAGGACAAATAGACGTGTTTAAAATGAACAGATTCGCTAAGTTCAAGAAGATAGGAGTAAAATTTACCGATGTGAAATATAATATAGTTTTTAAAGGTATGAATAGATTTGCTGGCGTGAAATTACGAGATAATCCGCCTACACCAATTTGGGAACCTACGGCAATTAGCCCTTCAAATTTTATTGAATTTGATGTTGCTGGTAGGCTGGTAGAAAACGTTAGAGAACAATTGACTCAAGAGTCCAAGTATTTTGAGAAGAGATTGTTCAATTATGCAACAAAACGTTTTTACCAGAATTGGTGTAAAGCTAAGTTACCTGATTCATTACCTAAATTGAGAACTATTACGACTCAGACTGCTCCCGTATTCTTTAAAGGATACGTATGGGGTGTGATTTGGAAGGAAATTATGCGAAGAAGACCTAGTATGGGTAATTTGTTCTCACATTTGGCTGTCGCGGCTAGGGATATTGTTTATAGTGTAGGTCTGTT